GTGATTGTTGGTCAGGCTGATTCTCGCACTGCTCAATCATTGATTGACGCATACTGTTCGCCATCTGGTGCATCAAGTATCAGAGTTGCGATAGAATCAAATAAGACGCTTTCAGGAAAAGTATTTGACCTGATAGTATCTGATATGAGAAACTACGGCTCAACCACCATTGGAGAAACAACCTACTTGGCAGCAGAATTTACTTGTGCTGTTCAATCTAACTAAGGAGTCAAATTGGCAGTTTATGTAGCCACAGACCACAAAATCACTGTAAACGGCACAAACCTTTCTGCTGTTCTACAGAGCGTATCGCTTGACCTTTCGGCTGACGAACTTGAAACCACTGCTTTTGGTGGCGGATGGCGCACCCGTGTTGCTGGTCTGAAGTCGGGTTCTGTAACCCTAAACTTCTTCCAGGATTTCGGTGCTTCGATGGTTGATGCAACCTTGCAACCCCTATTCAACGCTGGCTCATATGCTACCGTTGTTATCACCCCTACTAGCACCGCAACGTCAGCAACTAACCCTGCTTACACTGCTATTTGCCTAGTGTCACAGTATCAGCCATTCTCGGCTTCTGTTGGTGACATCGCTACCCTTTCGGTAACGTGGCAGACTAGCGGAACTGTAAGCAGAGCAACCGCTTAATCTAAGGATAAAAATTGAAAATCAACCTACGCATAGAGTTCAATGGTGGCGAGAGCAAGGATGTTACTTGTTCTGCTTCTGACCTTGTAAAGTTGGAATCGAAGTTCGACATTTCGATTGCTTCTCTAGAAACAAACCCAAAGTTCACACACTTGTGCTTTTTGGCTTGGGCGAGCGAGTTTCGCCTAAAGGCTACTGATAAAGAGTTCGATGTTTGGATGGACACTGTTTCATCAGTTGGGGCGAGTGACAAAGACCCAAAATAAAGGGTCTTGGTAATGAATCAGCACATTGGTTTATTGCCACTCTTGCTTGCGAAACGGGTATTAGTCCTCGTGAACTCATGGAGTTAGATGAGCGAATGTTGTGGACTATGGGCCGTTACTTGGTTAATCGCAGTCAAAATAAGTCAATGTAGAAGAAGCCCTTTCGGGGGCTTCTTTTATTTTTTATAGAATAGACGGTATGGTTCAGTTAGTTAGTCGTGGTAATCGTAGTGGTGTTACTGTTACTGATTATCGTGATTTGATAAAGACTCTCAATCAAATTGACCCTATTTTGACTCGTCAGATGCGTAAAGATTTTCGTATTGTGGGTAAACCTTTGGCTAAGGGAGTTTCTAATGCTATTCCTAAAACTCACCCTACTTCAGGTATTCACGTTTATGGTTCTAAAAGTGTTTCAGGTTTTAAACCTTTGACTGTTCCTGGCCGTTTGACTTGGGGTGCTAATGCACAGAATCGTAATAAAGCACCTAACCATACTCTTGTTAAATTGCCTCGTGTAAAAACTAGAAAACGAGGCAAATACACTGTTTCTTCAATTGTTCGTGTTGATGTTGATAATGCTGCTGTTGTTATGGCCGACATGGCTGGTGCTTCAGGTAAATACATTAATAAACGACCATCAACTTCTGAATACAATTACAGCCGTTCTGCAACTGGTAAACGTAGACACCGTGTAAATAATCAAGGTAGAGGTATGATTCGTGCTTTAAATAAGATTCATAAGCCGTCACGTTGGATTTATCCTGCTGCTGAAAACCAAATTGGTGCTGTTCGTCAAAATGCAATTATGGTTTTGTCTAAAGCCTATGCTTTGATTAATGAAGAATTGAGGACTAAATAATGTCTGGTGTAATTTCCTTACCTATTATTACTGCCTTTCAAGGTCAGGGTGTTAAAGATGCTATTGCTGGTTTAGGTAGGTTAGGTGGCGTTGTTGGTGCTACTAAAAAACTACTTGGTGGAATTGGTGCTTACAAAATTGCTAAGGGTGCTTATAGTTTTATTAAAGATGCTACCGCTGAGGCTCGTGACTATCAGCGTGAACTTAAATCACTAGAAACTATCTTTGGTTCTTCTGCACCTGAGATGAAAAAGTTTGCCATGAACTCGGCAAAAATTGGTTTGACTACTTCACAGTCCGCTAAGGCTTCCGTATTTCTTGGTTCGGTGATGAAACAATCTGGCTTCACTATGGGCAAAGTCACTAAGGAAACTAAACACCTTGTTTCGCTTGCATCTGACTTGGCTACCGTTTATGGTTATGACGTTTCTGAAGCGTTGAGCGGTATGACGGCTTTGTTCCGTGGTGAGTATGACCCGATTGAAAAATTCGGTGTTGCCATGAAACAGGCCGAAGTTAATGCTTTGCTTTTAACTCGTGGTCAAAAAGGTTTGACTGGTGGTGCTTTACGTCAAGCACAGGCACAAGCCCGCCTAGACCTCTTGTATCAACGCTCTGCTGACTCTCAGGGTGCTTTTGCTCGTGGTCAAGGAACATTGTTTGTTGAACAGCGTAACCTTGCTGTAGCATTTGATAATTTCCAGGCTCAGATTGCTCAGGCTTTGATTCCATCTTTGGCTAAAATGATGGGTTTGATTGGTAATTTTGTTACTAATAATGGTCCTCAACTTACTAAAGTTTTTGAGGGTTTGGGTAGAGTTGTTGATGCGCTTTTTACTCAACTTTCAGATGGTCAATCGGGTTTGTCATCAATAGTTGGTTTGTTTACTGATTTGATTGGGATTCTTGAGAATGTCGCTATTTGGGTTATTAAGAATGCTAAAGCATTAGGCGCATTGGGAATAGCCATTGGTGTTATTGTTGGTGGCTTTAAAGCATGGAATGTTGTTCAGATTGCTTTTATTGCTATTGCTGCATTATCTGAGGGTGGAATCTTAGCCTTGAATTTTGCACTTGGCATTACTATCACTGAAATGACTATTTTAACTGGTGGTTTGCTTTTAGTTATTGGCGCACTTGCTGGTGTTGGTTTTGCCTTGAGTGGGGCAGCCGATAAAATGACTAAATTAACTGATGAAGCAAAAAATCTTGGTATTCTTCAGCGTGAACAACACTATGAATGGCGAGCCTGGACACAAGGCTACGATGAATATTTGCAAAAGCAAATTGATACAATTAATTCTTTAAATGCTTCTGAAGAGTATCGTTTTCTTCTTCGTCATAATGAGTTTCTTTTGGAACAAAAAGAACAAGGGGCTAAAGATGCTGCCGATAAACTTGCTGCTGAAGAATTTGCTAAACGTGTGGCTGCTTACAAGGCTAGTTTTAAAGAACTTTTAGCAGCAGTTGACCCTAGTGCTTTTGCTACACGCACTATGGGGCAGTTTGAATCTCAAGTGTCATCAACATTTCGCAAAATTTATGACAATCTTTCTGCTGGTTTTTCAGCGGGTTTCTTAGGTAAAGATGCGTATAAAGCACTTAAAGAATATGCTAAAGATGAGTCAAGTGCGCTTGCTACTATTGCTCGTAACCGTGATAAATGGGCGCAACGTTATTCTCTTGCTAAAACACTTATTGCTGATACTACTAAAACAGTTCAAGAGTTTGCTTCTTTAAATAATCTTTTGACTGATACTGGTAAAGAGATGACTAAAACCATTTCTTACATGGTTGGTGACATTCAAATTAGCACTACTGAAACGGTTAAGTCTGTAAGTAATGCTGCAACTATTTTGGAAAAGTATCAAGGCATTGTTGATGCGACTAAAAAGTTTTCTTCCAATGTTGCTACTTTAAATAAATTGGGTTTGTCTAGTGGGCTTTTGCAGCAGATTATTGCTGGTGGTCTTGACCAGGGTGCAGCATTGGCTGAGGGTATTGTTGCTGGTGGTCCTGATGCTATTAAAGCCATGAATGATTCGTTCCAATCTTTGACTGATTTGGGAACGCAACTTGGGACTACTGTTGCAACTTCACTTTATGGTGATGGTGTTGACATGTCTAATGGTTTGCTTGAGGGTTTGTTGTCTGCTGAAAAGGATTTTGCTGATGCAGGTCAAACACTTGCAGATAGTTTTCAAACTGCTTTTACTAGCGTTATGAATCTTGCTTTGGCAGGTAAAGTATTCAAAATTCCAACTATTGATACTTCTGCTATTGATGCTTTGTTGGCTAAGTATGGTGTTAGTGTTGATACTTCTGGAACTGGTGGCACTGGTGGAACTGGTGGAACGGGTGGCCCTGTTTCTAAGTTGATTGGTTCTGGTGCTGGTGGAAATCAAGGACCTCTTTCTGGTCTTGATACTTCTGGCATGAATCCTTATGCTGGTCAACAATACAATTTTGGTGTTGGTGGTGTGCCTCAACAAGTTACTGTCAATGTGACAGTTGCGCCAGGTGTTGTTACTGACCCTATGGCTATTGGTGGAAAGATTGTTGAGTATATTAAAACTTATGGTCGCACAAATAAGTTGAATTTGGGGCAATAATGGCTGTTCCTACCTATAAAGTAACATTATCTGACGATACTGGTTCTACAAAGTATGACATTACAAGTTATGTTTTATCAGTAAACATTACACGTGGGCGTAGTCGTGAGTTAGATAAATTTGAGGCTGGTTCATTTTCTATAACTTTGCAAAATAACACTCGCTATTTTGACCCAACAAATACTTCATCACCTATTTATACTTTGATTACACCAAAGCGATACATTGAGATTTGGTCTGGTGGTTTAAAACAATTTGATGGTTATGTTTTGGACTGGAACTTTAGTTATGATGTTTCTGGTGAATCTGTGGCTACTGTTATTGGTGCAGATGCTTTTGGATTTCTTGCTAATCAAGCATTAACAGGTAGTGTTACAACGGAAACATCTGAATTAACTGGTGCAAGATTAACTAAAATTGCAGCAGACCCAAGAATAACTTGGCCTTTTGGTGGTATCTATACAGTTTTTGATGTAGGTAGACGCACATTACAGGCAGATACTATTGCGCCTAATACTAATGCTCTTGAATACATGCAACTTATTGAACGCACTGAGGGTGGCTATTTGTATGTTAGCCGTGATGGTGCTTTAACATTCGACCAATCTGCTAATCCACCAATTACTATCGTTTCTTTTACTGATTCGGGTGTTGCTGGTGCATACAACATTCCCTATCAGGGCATTGAAATTGTTTATGGTTCAGAACTTTTATATAATCAAGTAATTTTGACACGTTTAAATGGTGGAACTGTCACTGCAACAAGACAATCATCTATTAATACTTATGGTGCTGCTGCGTATCAGGGGGATACTTATTTGCATAATACAAATTTGGATACTGAAAAACAGGCTTATTTGTTAGTTGCTAAGTATTCTGTGCCTGAGTATCGGTTTGAATCAATTACAGTATCTTTGACTTCATTAAGCGCATCTAAGCAAGGTATTTTATTGGCTTTAGATTTACCAAACGTTGTTGATGTAACTTTTACACCTAATAAAACTGGGTCAGCAATTACTAGGACTGTTCGTATTCTTGGTATTGAACATGAAATGAGCGTTGATGACCATAAAATTACTTATCGTTTTGGTTCTGTAGTTAATGAGCAACTGCTTTTAGATAACACTGTTTTTGCTAAACTTGATTCATACGTCTTAGGATTCTAGGAGATTTAATGGCTGGCGCAGGATATAAAACTTATACAACAGGTGATATTCTTACCGCTTCTGATGTGCAAACTTATTTGCAAGACCAGACTGTAATGTATTTTGGTAGCACTGCTACAAGAAACTCGGCAATTGGCACTCCATCAACTGGTATGGTTTCTGCTATTGGAACTGGTGGACAGTTGCAGTATTACAACGGAACTGCATGGATTGATTTAATTTATGCAACTAACGTGGCATGGACACCAACTTATAGCACGACTGTTACTCAAGGAACTGGTGCTGTTTCTTCAGCGACATATACTCGTGTAGGTAATACTGTTATTGCTCAAGTGCAGTTCACTTTTGGAACTGCTGGCGCTGTTACTGGTGCTATAGATTTCTCACTGCCTGTTGCTTACACAAGTTCTACTCGTTTTACTGGGTCTGTGCGTATGGGTATTGGTGCATCAACTTATACGGGGTCGGTTATTGCTAGCGGTGGTTCTGCCCGTGTTTATGCAACAAACGTGGCGGGAACTTATGCGACAGTAGCATTGACGGCTGCTGCTGTTCCTGGAACTTGGGCTTTGAACAGTTCTTTTATTGCTCAAATGATTTATGAGGTGTAACATGACTATTTTTATTTGTAATGCTGAGGGTTGTGCTAATCAGGGTGTTATTTATGACTTTGGTGACGAACATCCTGTTGAGGCCATGTGTGGTGGTTGTAAAGTTATGCTGAAACCTCAAGCATGACTGAAGTAACTAAAACTCCAACTACGCCTGTTCTTCTTGCTGACATAAATAATCGTCTTGCTGTTATTGAGGCTCGTTTAGAGATTATTAGTGACCATGAGAATCGTATTCGTGAGTTGGAAAAGGCTCGTTGGCAGTCGGCTTGGATTACTTCTATTCTTTCGTCAGCGTTAGCGTCTGGCATTGTTGCTGTAATTATTAGAACTCTAACTTAAAACACTATTCCTACGCACTTACCGATTGGATAATGATGCGTAGGCTTGTTCTACTTCTAACTTGTATTTTGGCTTTTACTTTACCTGTTTCTGGTGTGGCCTTTGCTGATTCAGTTTCAGACTATAACTCTAAAGTTGCTGCTGCTCAGGCTAAAGTCAGTCAGGCTCAGGCTACGTTTACGTCTATGCAAGCACAGTTAGATGCATTAAAGAGTTCATCTAATGGTGAGGCTGAGTTGTTGGCTTCGGCTCAAACTGCTGCGACTATGGCTAAGGATGCTCTTGATGTTGCGAATGCTGCTTATCTGTCTTTGCGTGATTCTTATGATTTGGTTGTTGCTGAGGTTGATTCTGCGGTTGATGCAGTAAATGCTGCTGCAACTTTAGTGGCTGATGCTGCTGATGCGGTTGATTTGGCTTATGTTGCCTATGAAAACGCTCAGAACGCTACTGATAGCGCCTTTGCAGTAATGACTCAGGCTCAACAGGCTTATGACAATTCGGTTGTAACTACTGGGGGACAAGCATCTCCAGGTTTAACTATGCGGGTCTATAACAACATTCATACTCGTGGCAATCCCCCGCAACGCTCTGATTCTGCTTATACGCTTTGTAGAACTGCAACGGTCACTCAGATTAACGATAACTGGGGTGGCGGTTCTGTTGCTGGCTGTAATAGCGAGTATGTGATGATTCACTATACGGGTTACATCACTTCATCTTTGGCTAAGTCAATCTATTTTTATGCTCAGGCTGATGACGGTTTCTACATGACTATTAATGGTCAAAATGTAATTAATGACTGGTCACTTAAGGGTTGTAGTGGTAATACTGCTGGATTGTTTACTTTTGAAGCAAACAAATCGTATGCGATTGATGCATGGTTTTATGAGTGGACTGGTGGTGCGTGTGCAAGCCTGTATCAACAACCTGCTGGGTCAGGTCAATGGTCTGTTGTTCCAGCATCTATGTTCTCTACAAGCCCTGTAGCGGTCATTACTAAAGACCCTGCGCTAAAGACTGTATTAGATGCTAAAACGGCCTTGTATGTGGCTGCTGTGGCTTCTGAGGAGTCTTTGCATGATGATTACTTAGATGCTGAGTCGGCATATGATTCTGTAGTTTCTAGTTATGACAATGCAAATGCTCTACTTGACATAAAAAATGCAGCGTTGATGTCTGCTGAAACATTATTGGCTAATTCTGAGAATGTTTGGCAAGACAAGTCTGATTTGTATTCTGATGCCGAAACAGCGTATTTGGCTCGTAAACAACAGTTTCAAGTATTGTTTGACCAATTAAAGGCTAAGAGCCTTGAGGTTGATAATGCATTGATTAATTTGAATACTGCTAAGACTGAGTTGGCTGCTATTCCTAAACCCACATCACCATCAAAGGTTGTAAAGAAGCCTGTCATAAAGCCCGTTCCTACTATGAAACCAACCCCGAAAGGTAAGTTTGTGCCTAACCCAAAACGATAATCCAACCAGAAGCAGCCCAGGGGTTGTTTGCTGTTCCTGTGTTGGGTGCTGTTTTTGAGGGGATTGCAGAGTTTTTCAGTGCGTTAGGAAACATTGGTGCAGATTTGCCACCAGAGGTTCGTGCTAAGGCTCAAAAAGTTGTTGTGTCAGCAATTATTGTTACTCAAATTGCTGCTACGGCTGCTCAAATTGCTAGTGTAAGGAAGTTGAAATGAAGTTTTGGAAAGACCTAATAGACCAATTATGGACTTTGTTGGGTATGTTTGTTGCTTGGGTTGTGCTTGAGGGTTCGGCTAAAGATGTTGTTGGTTGGTGCATTTTGGGTTCGCTTGGCTTGTGGATGTTGACGTTCCCGTTGCGTAATCGTGACGAATAATTTTAGAAAGTTAGAATGTTGTTATGACTGTTTATCAAGAACCTTTTAAAAAATCTCTTCGTGGTGACGAGTTTGGTAACCTTGCCCCTTACCGTAATGGTAGACCTCACCGTGGTCAGGATTGGAGTCCTGCGGAGAAATCTACTATCCCTGCTATTTGTAACGGCGCTATTAAAGACAACTTTTGGTCTGATGTGCTTGGCTGGTGCATTATCCAATCAACGCCTGATGACACATTTGTTCTTTACGCACACTTGGCTAAAAAGTCTGGCCGTAGCATAGGCACTTACGTTCACATTGGTGACGCTATCGGCTCTGTTGGTGGTGGCAAGAACACTCCGTCTGGTTCAGCCTCTACTGGCGCACACTTGCACATGAGTATTGGCAAGAAAAAGAATGTTCACACCTGCGCTTATGAGGACCTTATTGACCCTCTAACTGTTTTTGAGGACTAAGTTATGAAACTTACTGTAAATGTTTTTTTGCGTATTATTGCTACATTTGTAGCGTCAGCGTTGGCTGTTATTGGTGCTGGTGCTATTGGTGGTGTGCCTGTGTATGTTGCTGCTACTATGGGTGGCATTTTGGCTGTCGCTAAGGTTGTTGAACGTCTAAGTATTGCGTTCCTTGAGGATGGCAAACTTACTGAGCGTGAAATTAATCTTGCGTTCCAACAGGCTGTCAAACTTCGTGACGATTCCGAGGTTGAAGAAACTCCGAAAAAGAAGTAAAGTAAAACTACTAACCCTCGCAGGTCTACGCAACTTGCGGGGGTTTTTACTTTGCGTTGTAACCTATTCTGCGTTTCATCTTTTTAAGTTCGTGAAAATACCATTTACGTTCGTCAGCAGTGAGTCCACCCCAGATGCCGTATTCTTCTTGAGCAGCCATCGCATAATCTAAACATTCCTGCTTAATTGGGCAGCCTGCACAAATAAACTTAGCCATTTGTTGTGAGAGTTTTTCTTCACTATCTGCATAGAATTCTTCAGTGTATCCGTCACACGGCGCACCTCTCTCTATGATTGCTTCGTTAAGTCTTGTTTGAAGTTGTTGAACTTCTTTACTTTGTCGTAGGGTAGTCATACACTTACCTTACAAACTTTTGTTTGGTAAATGCAAATCGAAAGGGATTTATGGAAAAGTGGGATGTTACAGAACTGCCGTCAGCAAAACTGATTGGCGAGTTTGAGAATGGTTCTGAGGCGTGGCATGAGTTACGTTCGCAGGGTGTTGGTGGTTCGCAGGTTGGTGCAATTCTTGGTTTGAATCCGTGGGAATCAGCGTTCTCTTTATGGGCTAGGGCTGTTGGTGCTATTGAGGATAAAGAATCTAATTTGGCTATGCGTTTAGGTAACATGTTTGAACCTGTCATTAAAGAGGCTTGGCTTTCAGAGAACCCTGACATGATGATTATGGATACTGGAACTTGGCAGTCAACTAAACCTGGCTGGGAATGGTGTCACGCTAACCCTGATGGCATCCTTGTAGATGCGAATGGTGAGTTGCAGATTCTTGAAGTAAAAATGTCACGTTATCCGTGGGATGAAGTTCCTGCACATTACAAGGCTCAGGTGCTTTGGTATATGTGGATTCTTGGCATTCACAAGGCTAAGTTGGTTGCTTTGTTTGGTGGTAATGACATTCAAACGTTTGACATTGTTTGGGATGAGTTTGTTGCAGAATCTAATGCTGCGATGGTGAAGCGTTGGTGGGATTGTGTCGTTGAGGAACGTCAACCTGAGTGGGATGGGTCAACGGCCACTTATGAGGTTGTGCGTCAGTTGCACCCTGACATTACTGATGATGTTGTGGATTTGGGTCAGTTAGGTATAGCATTGGTGAACGCTCAATCTGCATTGGATTCTTGTCAGAATGTGGTTACAGAATTGAAGTCACGAACTCTAGATTTTATGGGTTCAGCAAAAACGGGTGTTGTAGATGACAGGGTTGTTGCTACACGTTCTGCTCGTAATGGTGGTTTACCGTTTCTAACGATTAAGAAATAAGGAGATTAAAGTGGCTCAGTTTAATTTGCAAGATTATGAAACTGTTGAGGAACGTCTGCGTAGGTTGTATGACGCTCATCCTGATGCTCGTGTGATTACAAAGAATTTGACTACGTTGCAGGACCGTCAAGTATCTACTTGGGTGGTGCAGGCGGAGATTTGGTTGCCAACATGGACTTTACCTACTAATTCGACAGGTTTCACTACTGATGGTTGGTATGTGAAAGCGACTGGTTTGGCGTTTGAGGTTGATGGCACTGGTATGGCTAACAAGACTTCAGCGTTGGAGAACTGTGAAACTTCGGCTATTGGTCGTGCGTTGGCAAACATGAACTTGTCTGGCAATAAGCGCACTAGCCGTGAGGAGATGACAAAAGTTAGTAAGGGTGTCACTCCTAAGCCCGTTCGTGATTGGGATAAAGAGGCTGAGGCTTTAGCGTTGGTTTACAACATTGATGGTTTGCGAGCGCTTTACAGCGAGGCACAGGCAGGTCAGGCATCGGCTGAGTTGCTTGAGAAGATTAAGGGTTGGGCTAGTGTCGCAAGCAACACCTGATTCAATTGTTGACCGTCTAAAATACGTTATTGATGAATCTGCTAAGGGCGTTGAGGCTCTTTATCAGGCTGAGGTTAATTTGGCTGAGTTAGAGATGAAACTTGATTCTGAGTATCAGTCAAAGTTTATTGCTGCTGGTGGCACTGTTGCTGACCGTCAGGCTGTGGCTCGTTTACAAACAACAGAGTTACGATTTGAGGTTGACGTGGCTAAAGCGCAAGTAAATCGTGTTAAGGCTAAGATTAGACAACTATCTGATACTGGAACTTTGACTGCTGTTATGGCTAAACAAATTGAACTTACTTGGAAGCATGCGTGACACCTAAACAATTTAAAAAGTTTCTTGACCGTGACGGTGGTTGCTGGCACTGTGGGGACGATACAACGGCGATACCGCATCACAGGGTAAATCGTGGCATGGGTGGCTCAAAAGCCCGTGACGAGCCGTCTAACGTCATTGTGATGTGTTCCAATGTCAACGGTCTAATGGAATCTGACCCTATCATGGCTCAAATGGCTCGTGAATTTGGTTGGAAGTTGGAATCTTGGCAAAATCCTGCTACTGTTCCTGTATTCAATGTTACACAAAATGAGTGGTATTTAGTGAAAGGGTATGAGTTACATGTTCGATAGTTTTGATGAATGGTTGAGATTTGGTTACAACAAGGGTTGGTGTGGTCCTGATGTTTGTTACTCGCATGATGGTTTGCCTAGCAGTGTTGAAGAGGATGCTGCTTGGGATGATGGTGGTGACCCTTGTGTTCACATTATTCGGTTATACGAAGATTTGAATGTTAAGGCTGCTGTTGAGGAGAATCATTCCCCGTCACAGTGGCGAGCATCGAATCAGGGCTTGTAATTTTTGTTTGATAAAATAAAAGCGAGCCAGAAGCGTGAACCTCTGACTCGCAAAACCGATAAACACCTATCGGCATTACTTATTCTAGTGCCGAGTTACTGAGTTAGGCAATCTAGATGAGTTTTGGTGCATCAAGTCTTGTATGGCATCATTCACAAGCAACTGGCGGAGACCTGCTTGTTTTAATGGCAATCGCAAATTATATTAGCGATGATGGTGCTTGGCCAAAAGTAGAAACTATTGCTAAAGACGCTCGCATGAGTGTGAGGCAAACACATCGTTCCTTAAAGAATCTTTTAGACATGAGAGAGATTACTTGGGATAAAGGCGCTGGCACTGGTTCTGGTGTCTATAAAACAAGCCGTTATTATCTATTATTGACTTGCCCAGAAGATTGTTCTGGTGACTGGAATCACACTTTGAGACAAAATGTCACCCCTAGACCTGACAAATTGTCACCTCTAGACCTGACACAGACGGCAGACAAACCTATTATTAAACCAGTTATTAAACCTTATATATCATCAGATTTTGAAAACTTTTGGAATACCTATCCTCGCAAGGTTGGAAAGCAAGCAGCAATCAAAGCATTTACCAAAGCAACCACTATCACTAGTGTTGATGAAATACTGGCTGGCACTATTCGTTACGGCAACGACAGAAACTTGCCGTTCGATGAAAACTTTATTCCGCACCCTGCCACATGGTTGAACGCTGGCCGTTGGGAAGATGGGCCATTACCAGAACGGAAACTAACACCTGAAGAACTCGCACTCAAAGGTAAAGCGCTCGCAGAGAAACGTCATCAACAAACTATTGCTGCTACACAGGAAATACTTGAACAAGATAAGCGGGCTAAAGAAAATGCTGATGCCCCGAAATGTGAACATGGCAAAATCATCGCTGCATGTATGCCCTGTATTCGTGCTGGTAAAGTTTAGTATGTGGATGAGAACAAGGTTATTTGTGAACGGTGCGGTGCATCGTGGACTGTTAACCAAGAGAAACGTTACCGCACAGATTTACAATGCGCTTCATGTAGGGCTAAACCTGCAATCACGATACAGTATGGTGACATGCGATGCATTCCGTGGACAGGCAGTTTCGCTAAAGACGGCGTAACACCCGTATTGGATGGTTCACCATTCATGCCAGGTGACCGTGTATGTAATCATCTTGATTGTTGCAATCCTAAGCATGTTGTGGCATAGTAGATACATCAGTTAGAAAAAGGAGAAAAAAGTGGCTGATTTTGGTGCAATAAAATTTGGTGAAGTTAAAGTAGTTCGCACACACAAGGGCGGATTCACTGCTATCGCTGCTGGTAAAAAAGCGGATGGCACAGCGTATGACATGTATATCAAAGTTTGGTCTACTGCACAGGTTGCAGAGAATGAACTTGTTTCAGTTGTTGGTATCCCGTCATCTCGCCTATCAGAATACACAACTAAGGCTGGCGAACACAAAACTGTTGCAGAACTACATGTTGGCGATGCAACCGTGTCACGAGTGAACGCCCCGTTCTAATGTTCGCTTCAATCATTATTGTCTTTAACGTTGTATGCCTTGTCTGGTCATCACGTTACGTTGATAACGATTTTCTACGCATCTCTGAATGGGTTTTGGCCGTCATCTTCCTAGTGTCAGTCATTCAAGCGATGTATGGGAAGTATGGAAAGAAGTGAAGTAACTTTCTTTGTTGCTGGCAGACCTGCCCCGCAAGGCTCTAAAAAGAGTGTAGGTAACGGTAGGTTTGTTGAGGCTTCAAAGTATTTACCTGCATGGCGGGCTGCTGTTGTTTCGGCAGCCCGTTCTGCATATACGGGTGAACCTATCAATGTTCCTTGCAGGTTGCGTGTTGTCGTGTTTATGGATAAACCTAAGAAACCTAAATTTGACCACGCCCCAGGCGTTATGCCTGACATTGACAAGTTGGCTAGAGGAATTTCTGATGCTGTCAAGATTGGTGGTGTCATTGAGGATGACCAACTTATTGTGTCGTTAGAGATAGACAAGATGTGGGCTGGGGACTATCCGCAAGGGGCTTTAATAACGATTGTAACAATTTGATAACGGTGCTTGACATTCACTATTAGTTGTTTATAGGCTTCTAGTAAGCCAATGAAAGGGGCGAAAAATGAAGATACCTCAGCCTATAAAGGCATGGGATGTTTTAAAACATGACAAACCACGTCATCTTGCAATCAAAAACAAACGTTTTATTTGGCAAATCCATTACGCATGGAAGCATGAACTATTTTGGATTGGCAAAGTTATCAAGACTGAGTATCAGTGGATGCGTAGGGAGTGGTTTCTGTGGATAGAGAAGTAAACCTTGAGCGTTGGCGTGAGGCTGGCAAAGAAATTGGTCGCAAACTTGGTGTTGTTGAGGAACGCAATCGCATTATTGCTCTGCTACATAAACACATCAGTTACAAAGATTTTGGTTTAAAAGATTTTCTTATTAAAGAAATTAAGGGAGAAAACGAATGACGTATAAAAGCATAGTTTTAGTTACTGGCGGTTTTGACCCGTTACATAAAGGTCACCTCGCCTATCTTGAAGCAGCCTACAGATTTGGTGAATACCTGATTGTTGGCTTAAACAGTGATGCTTGGTTGCAACGCAAAAAGGGCAAACATTTTCTTGACTTTGCTGACCGTGAAGCAGTTTTGAACGCTTTGTGGATGGTTGATGAGGTTGTAGAGTTTGATGACTCTGACGGCTCTGCTATCAAATTTATTGAAAGCATGTTGAACACTTTTGATGAGGCCAAGATTCTGTTCTGTAATGGTGGTGACCGCACTAAAGAAAACATCCCTGAAATGCAGTTACAGGATGACCGTTTAGAGTTCGTGTTTGGTGTGGGTGGGGTTGACAAGTTGAACAGTTCTTCAGACATTCTGGCTAGGTGGAATAAGTGAGTAAAAACTTTGAGGTTATTTTTAAAGAGTTTATGAGTTCTGAAACGTTTGTTATGAGTCGTGAGTTACTTGAGGATTACAAGCGTCAGGCTGCACAGGATGAGCGTAAGCGTATTGAACGAGCCATGATTGATAACAAAAGACGATTTACACATTATGTCAATGGAGAAGTTGTTTGTTTTTCTTACATAATGATTGATTTACTAAAAGAGATAGATGACGATAACAAATGAGAGAGTTCACTAACCCAACATTTGATGGCCCATGTGTCTGTTGCAACAAAATCAACAACACTGAAACCATCATGCTACTTAACGACAACAATCTGGTCTGGGACAAAGACTTTGACAGTATCCGAACCGAACTGGCAGACCTACTAACCGCTATAGACCGTTACGTTTCACGAACAGGTAAGCAAGCAATCAAAAAAGAACTAGATAACCTTGCTAACAAACTATTGGGGGAGTAATGCAACCTTATTATCAAGATGAATGGGTCACGCTTTATCATGGCGATTGTTTAGAAATCACCGAATGGCTAAACGCCGATGTGCTGGTAACTGACCCACCATACGGTATTTCTTGGGCTGGCATGAACAGTGGCGTAAACAAAAAATACACAAAGTTTATAGATGGTATTAAAAATGATGAAGATGCAAAAATAAGAGATAAAGCATTAGAAGCATGGGGCAATAAACCTGCGGTTGTTTTCGGTTCTTGGAAAATTGAAAAACCCAAAAATGTTCAACATCGTCTAATTTGGCATAAAGCAGGAATGCCACCAGGGGCTTTAAATGCACCATTTATGACGCAAGACGAAGAAATATACATCTTGGGTAAAGGATTTCGTTCTTCATCGCCACCTCAAAGGTCTGTGATTATTACTAATGAACATAGGGCGCAGGAAGTTGGAAAAATTGGACATCCAACTCCAAAACCTATTGGATTAATGGAGTTGCTTATTGATAGATGCCCACAAGGACTTATTGCTGACCCTTTTGCTGGCTCTGGTGCAACTTTACTTGCTGCTCGTAATCTTGGTCGTAAAGCAATTGGAATTGAACTTGAAGAAAAGTATTGTGAAATTATTTCTAAGCGACTTAATCAACAAACATTTGTATTCTAAAGGAGAATAATGTTAGAGAACCTACAACTACCTGCAAAACAGTATTCGTGTAGAGTTAAAACAGTG